GCCGTCTCCAACGTGTAGGTCGCATCGCCGCAGCGCGCATTGACGTTGAACAGCGATGTACCGCCCAGAGCCGTCTCGGCGACGGCATTGAACTCCGCGACGATACCCTCGGCGGCGGCCGTGGCACTCTTCGTCTGGGCCGTGGCCGCGGCCATCTCTTTGGCCAGCTCCCGCGTGACGTCCGCGACATCCTCCGTTTCGGCCGTGGCATCCGCGGCCTCCGAAGCGGCTGCAAGAGCCACGGCGGCGGCATCCTCCGCAGGCTTCGACAGCAGCGGCAGGGGTACAAGCACCACCTTCGTACCCTGCATGGCCGGAAGCGAGTTCACGCCCGAGAGCGCCGTGACCTTCTCCAGTTCCAGAACGCCCTGCGACGACGCTTTGATCTCGTCTAAAATCTCCTTCTTGAGAAGACTCTTCTCTTCATCCGTGATTGCCATATCCTATTCCGTTTGAGGGTTCCCGTTGTATTCTTTGACGTGCTCCGCGAACGCATCGATCAGCGCAGGAGTTCCGAAGCGCTCGACGGCCGTCTGAAGCATGCGCAGGTCGTCGTCCGAAACCGACAGCTCACCTTCGCTGCGGTGGATCGTCAGAGCCAGATTCAGCGCCTCGATGCCGTGCATCTGGTTGTAGAGCAGATTGGCGACGCTCCGGCGCATGTCGCAACGTACGCGCTGCCGTTTCGAGATGTCCGTGAAGACATCGAATTCCTTGAGGTTGATTTTTTTCATTTTTCCTTAACTTGAGTGGTTCAATATCTGGTAGCGGAACCCGTCGATCTTCGTGATCAGCACGGTGACGGAATCCCCGGCTTCCATTCCGTAATCCACGAGCGCCTCGTTGTGGTTGTAGATGCCCTGCAGGGTGATCTTCTTCGACCCCGGACGGACGCGGAACGTCACGGTGGCCGCGAAATCGTCCGGCAGCACCGACAGTCCGAACTGACGGGCGACGGAGAGCTCGCCGGGAAGTTCGACATTCGTCCCGCTGTAATTCGGATCGTTGTAGTACATCAGGATGACGTTGCACTGCGAGAAGTCGACCTTGTAGCTGCCGCTGTCGAACGTCAGGATGCTGGCCTTCGTACCAACGAAGGAGGGCGCGATCAACGCCGCATTGCTACAGATGCCGTAGTTCTTCGTACCGCCGCTCACGTCGATGAACAGGCCGTAGTTCGCGGAGTCGAAGCCCCATTGCGCATCCGAGTTCTGCTTCTGGTTCACGATGCGGCCGACCGCACTGAAAGCTCCGCCGGCCGAGGCCGGGATCACGTCGTTGCCCAGCATCGCATAGCCCGAATCGCCGCCCACGCGGAAAAAATTCTCGTAAATAGCCAAACTGCCCCCGGAGCCGGTCTGCGACGCAACGGCTCCGATGCGGTTCCGGCCGATCTCAAAGCCCCCGATAGTTCCACTCGTAGCCTCGATCTCGCCCTTGAAGACTCCGTTGGCGGCCTCGATGCTTCCGTCCTCCAGAATCCTGAAGTTCCCGTTCGCCGTGACCAGACCTTCCAATTTGATGCTGCCGGCCTTGATGAAGACACCCTCTGCCGAAGCTCCGACGAACGATTGCAGCGTGCCGTCCCCGGCGATGGCATACATCCCGGCGACATCTTTGCGGCTGACGAGGCCCGTCGTGTTGATGAGGTTCCCGTCCTTGTCGAATGACTCCGTGGCGATCTTCACCAGCAGGTCGGTCTGCTCGAAGAGCGTCTTGTGCGAGTAGACGAAATCCTCGATGTGGTCGAGCGACAGCATCAGCATGTAGAGGTACATCTTGCCGCTGAACGACAGTCGGAAGTCACCCGTACCGTTCCACAGGCCGCTGCCCTCGAACGTGCGGTAACCTTCGCCGGCGGCGATATCCTGCGTGATGTGAAACTCCTGAAAGTTCTGAAAGCCCGTCTGGTCGACACCCTCGAATTCGATCACCAGCGTCCCCGGCTCCGTGCATTTGTAAAAGAACATGAGGAACACCGGCTTGGCTTTCAGCAGCCCGTCCAGTCCCGGCTCGTAGGCCGGCCGCGTCTTGAAGTCGGCGTTCTTCTGGAGGATGTAGTTGTTGTTGATGCACATCACCGTGCGGCCGTCGACATACTCGACGCCTGCATAGCTGCCCTTATTCGAATAGGGAGCGCCGTTCACCCACAGCCACTTCCCGCCGAGCGTGAAGAAGGCGATGTCGTTGTCCGAATCCCAGTAGCGCATGCCGCTGCCGAAGTTCGGATTATTCAGGAAGCTCTGGCCCGTCGTGAAATCGTTGCGCATCGATTCGACGCTCGAACGGATCGTGCCCTCCATCACCTCGAACTTCGTCAGGACATCCTCGCCCGTGGTGAGCAGAAAGCGGCCGCGCAAATAGGCATTGTCCGCATACAGGCCGTATCCGTGCGGCTGGTCGTCGGCAGGGAACCACGAATCGGCAATGCCGTCCAGATTGCCCATGCGGGCATGAAGACAGCCGGCGAGCGTCTTGCCGCTCACGCCGTTCATCACATCGATGCGCGGCTGCCCGTCGTCGGTCGCCGAGATCAGGATCAGCCCCTGACGCTGCGGATCGGACGTGCTGCCCATCAGCACGCACTCGTCGCCGACGGCCGGCAGCGCATCTCCGAACTCCGAGGCGGCGACCCTCGCCACACCGCCCTCCACCGAGGCGATCTCGACCCAGTAGGATTTCGAAGCCGCAGCGCCTTCGACCTTGCAGCGGACGAGGTCGCCGGCGACGAACGGACACCCCATCTCGAAGGTCAGCAGGTAGTGCTGCCCCGCAGCGTCCATGTCGACACCGGAGACCTTTCCGTCAGCGGCCGACACGACCAGTTCGCCGCCCACCGAGCGAACCTTCTCCACGAGCAGCTCCAGAACCCGCATCGTCTGGCGAACCGTCAGGCGATCCACGGCCAGATGCGATATGCCGCTCGCGTCCATCTCCAACTGCCACCCCGACCCTAACAGGCCGTCGACGAACGACGGAGATCGCAGCAGGCTGCGCACGACGACAGACAGCAGTTCCGCATTGCCCGCAGCGTCTATCTCCCCGCCCGTCGCACCGCTTTTGAAGCCGCCGAGGCGCAGACCCTGCTCGAAGATGATCAGCCCCTGCGCCGTATCGTTCTCCCGCTTATTGAGAAACTCCTTGCGGCTGCGCTTCGCCGAGAAAAGGTTGAAGTCGCTGGCCGGCGTGTTCTCCCAGCTCCGCACGATATCCGGAAGCCCCGCCGAAGCCGTCTTGGCATAGTGGCGCACCTCGCCCAGCTCCTCGTCGATCTTCTCCAGCGCGCCTTTGCCCAGCACGTCGCTCACCTCGATGTCCATCTCCGAGGGGTACTGCACGTTCTGCGAGATCGAGGTGATGCGGCTCGTCCGATAACCCGTGCCGGGGAAGTATTCGTCGCTCTCTAACCGCACGCGCCGACCGACGTCGAGCGCAAGGCGCCGCCGGGCGACTTCGACATAATCCGTGCGGCCCTTGTAGACGTAGCGATCCTGATCGTGTTCACGCAGGTACTCGTCCACGGCCTCGGCGAACTCCTGCTCGGCAAGGGTGTAATACTCCTTCGGCATGCGGATATTCCACAGGATGTATTCGTCGCCGACCTTCGGGATCAGCAGCCCGCCCGGCAACTGCGTATCGTCGTCGTAGGGCCATTGGGTGATGATCTCGAACTCCTTCTTTTTCGAGTCATAGTTCACCTCGAAATCCCGGCCGTTCAGCTCGCCGCTCTGGAAGGTCATCTGCTTCACGAGACCGCCGATCTCGTAGGCGTTCGGGTCGAACGTCAGGCTCGTGTCCTTGACGTAGTAGATCGTGAAAGGCTCGCCGTCTTCGTCCGTATGCTGTTCGCTGCGGACGCTCGAAAGCGTGCCGATACGCCGCGGATAGATACCCGAGAAGGCATCGCGCTCGTAGTGTTCGACGATGCCCTGCTGCGTGTTTTGCTCCACGTACGTCCGGCGGCCGGGCAGTTGCAGCCGGCTGTAACCGTACTCCTCCGGATCGATGTTGCGCGTCGAGCCGATGGGAAACAGACGCGTGAAGAACTTGACGTTGTCGGCGGATTCCCGCTCCAGCGACACGAGGCCGTTGTCGTAGCCCAGCACCGCCTCGTCGCCGTATTCGCAGCGGCAGAGGTTCACGGTCATGCCGTCCGTCCAGAACTCCGTCTTCGCGGCCTCGGCCAGCATCGAGAGCGCCTCGTCGCAATAGGTTCCCTCGTAGTCGAGGGTCAGGTTCTCCGTCGAGAGAACCTCGCCGACCTTCCAGTCGGTCGTACCCATCTGCCGGTTGATATTGGCCACGATGAGCGCCATATGCTCGCGGGCCGGAGCCGTCAGCGAAAAGATCGGATCGTTCTCCCCGTCGACTATCTTCAGCACGAGGGCCTGCCTCATGAGGCTCTCGATGCCGTAGAACTTGCAATCGTACTCCCATTCGACCGTCGAGGTCTGCTTCGGGGCGTACTCCTCCGTAATCCAGAAGCGCACGCCCTCGAAGTCCACGTAGTCGTAGACCTCGAGCGGCACGCATTCGAAAGCCGTGAACGACAGGCCGAGCATGTGGTCGCCCATCAGCCGCTTCTGACGCGTGGAGTTATCCGACGGCGAGACCGTCAGCTTCAGCATGCCCTTTCGGTTATAGATTTTCAGTTCCATAGTTTCATGAGCAGCCAGCAACATCCGTATCCCGCAGCGATGCCGAGGGCATCTGCTGACAAATCCCACCAGCACCAATGGTTGCCGGAGGCGTTCTTGTCGCCGTACTCCTTACCCAGAGCCAACCCTGCGGCCAGCCAGAGGCCGGGAGCGCCCAGCGCGAAGACGACTGCGAAGCAGACGGCGAAATGCTTGATCTTATCTTTTCCTATCTTCATGTTCGAATGCCGTTCGAACGGCGTTTGAATGGGGTTAAAACGACGGCTGCGGCTCGCGAAACTTCACCGTGAACTTGCCGGCGACCTCGCCCTCGAAATCCGTCAACTGCTTATAGTCCGAAGCCTCGCGGTAGAACA